TGCCTTGATGCTGAAGGTGGACAGGCAGAGACTGAGCAGAAGGCAGCAGAATGGAAAGTTAAAGTAGCACAGGCAGCACAGGCTGCCAAGATGATGGGTAAGATGAGTGCAGGGTTGGAACGCTTTGTTGGTACGGTACTTAAAGCCAAAATAAACTGGCGAGAAGTATTAAAGAGTTTCGTTGAGAGATGCAAAGATGATACTCGCTCTTGGGCAAGACCTAATCGTAGATTTCTAGCACAAGGATTATACTTACCCACTTCAAGTGGTGAAGCAATAGGTGAACTTGTTGTAGCAGTAGATTGCTCTGGTTCTATTGGACAAGATGAGTTAGACCAGTTTGCTACAGAAGTATTGACTATCAAGGAAGATAGCAACCCAACTTGTATTCATGTGGTTTACTTCGACCATAAAGTGTCCCATTATGAGAAGTTTACACGAGATGATGAGTTGCATATTGAACCTCATGGTGGTGGTGGAACAGCATTCAGCCCTGTATTTGCATACATCGAAAAACATGGTATTGACCCGATTGCTTGTGTGTTTCTTACAGACTTGTATTGTGACGATTATGGCGATGAACCATCTTTTCCTGTACTGTGGATTGCTACAGACAAGGATAAGACTGACGCACCGTTTGGTGAAGTTGTGGTGATGAATGACTAAGTCAAAGTTTACAGACGAACAACTGATGATGTTTGCTGATGTATTTAAGCGCTAGACTTGATGTGTTTGTTAAGACTAGTACTTTATTGAGAGGTTTACTAACCAAGGAGAAAGACATATGAGCAAAATAGGTAATCATGTAGTAGAAGCAGAAGAATCAGCACTATATATGACTAGGAAGCATTTCTTAGAGGTCTATAGTGACGGTGCTATATACATCTGGAATAGGGTAAACGGAGCAGATGACTCATTAGAAGATGAGAAAGAGCGACAACGAGAGGCTCTGAAAGAGCAAGAACGCATAAGACAAGACTCTTTGTTCACTGAACATAAGGAACTTAGAAAAGGTTTTAAGTATTATACACATAACAAATAAAGGAGAATAACATGGCAACAGTAAGATTTAGTGATAAATTAAAAGATGATATTCAACGCAATGCAAGGGATGTGTTCAAGGAAAAAATTAAAGAAGCATGGAATGATACACCTGTTACATGGAGTGCAGAGAATCTGTACAACACCATCTTTCCTAAAGACCTTAGGGATAAGATGGATGCTCTACCAAAGGGATTTATGGAAATGCAGAAAGATATATCTTGGTCTGGATTCAATAAGGTACCAAGTGAGGAGCAGGGGGAACATGAGGGTGACTTCTGGCATACCCATGACCGCCTAATTTTTGATTTCCCAGCACCTCGCCCTATGCCTCATAGTAATAACAATCCCGAATGGGAGAAGAACTGGAGATGTATTACTCTAAATTATGGTATACCTCGTTTTGCTGCTATACAAGCAGAGTGGAAGACATGGATGAATGGTGTATCGGCTATTAAGGCTAAGCAGAAAGAGTTTGTAAAGGGTGTTAATCATGTAACAGGAACCTATGCAACATTAACACCTGCGCTCAGGGCATTTCCTGCGCTATGGGATTTAATACCAGAGGAATATAGGGAACGGCATATGCAGATATCTACACGCAAGAAAGGTAGTCCCAGTGAACTAGGTGACCTTGATGTAGATGCATTAACATCAGTAGTAACGCTGTCTAAAATAACACGATAAGGAGAGAACTATGGATTTAAAGAAGCTTCAGTATCATTGGTTAACGACTGCCACAGTGAAAACTTATGATGACATTAAGAAATTTCATACAAAGGCAAGATTTCCCAATAAAGGTAAACCACTTCGTGCTTGGGCAAGAGTACACATAAGAGATAAGAAAGCTTATGGTGTCGATAACTGGACTGGTGAATTTTGCAGATTTCTACCATCTAATGTATGTTTATTTACTGCCACAGTAGAAGAAATATGGCGTAGTTCGCAGACCTTGACTTCTTCTATGAACAGAGCAATACCTTTTCATATCCTCAGAGTTGCAAAGGGTAGATATCGTATTGCTCACGTTGATAAGATACTTAAAGAACTAGGTGATACTGCTTATAACGAAGATGGTTGGGCAAATTGGCATAATCCCGATGTATGGGTTAAAAAGAATGCGCCAGAGTATTTTCAAGGTATAACATTTGACTTACATAGCGGTGAATGTCTTAATGCTAGACCAGATGATGAACTCATTGTTATCCCAGAGAATCGGCTTGTATGGCTTAGAGCATTACGTAAATTTAAGGCAGGTATTAAGGTGAGAGCCAAGATGAATGTATTTGAGGGCATATCTGATACTATCGAGAAAGAGAGAAATGATATCAGACCTGGAGATATGCATCCTAGCATGCCAGATTGGTCAACTAAACATTATAGCAAGTTGTTATATACTAGCATTAAATATGCCAAGTATTCCCCCGAACTACTCAAGAGTATTACTGAGAGCAATGCAGACTACTATTGGAATTGGGTTAGACCAACACCTTTAGCAGTTGTAGATACTATCAAGAGGATATGTGATACCCATAGCGTGGAATTACGCAGAAAATTTGGGGTGTTTGAGAAAAAAAGGAGTAAGAAATGAGTGTAATAGTATGGGATGGTAAAACACTTGCTACTGACAGGTCTGCCCTGTCTGGTAGCATTCATCACAGAGTTGTTAAAGCATGGCGTCATAAAGGTGCTATTCTTACAGGAACAGGTTCAATCAAGCGTATTCACGAGATGGTAGAGTGGTATAAAAGGGGGGTGGATACACCATTCCCCGAAGGACAGAAAACCAGTAATTGGTGTCACTTTATAGTGGTAGATGAACATGGGTTAAAACGATATGAACAATCGCCAATACCTATAGAGCATGGATTTAATACCTGTGCTTTTGGAAGTGGGCAAGACCTTGCCTATGGAGCATTAGCAATGGGTGCTAATGCAGAACAAGCAGTTGAGATAGCGAACCAATACTCAAGCAATTGTGGTCATGGTGTAGATATCTTTCATTTAAAAGGAAATTAATATGTTATATAAAAAATCAAATAAATCACGAGTCATAGCTTATGCAACAGCAAACCCTAGTGAGTCTAGAAAACAGATGGCAAAGGCTCTGGGTATTAAGTTGGAGTATCTTTATTCTATTCTAAGCGGGGCAGGGTTAACAAATAAGAATCATGCTGCTGCAAAAAGAGCTACAGGTGCTAAGAAGACAGCTAAACGGAAACAAGTTGTAAGAAAATCTACATTACTGATTACCTTCTCTACCACAAACAATTCTTTTACTATGGATTTAGACGAAGCAAGGGAAGTGTATAGAGAATTAAAGACTTTAATGGAGGGATAATGGACATAGTAACCATTGACTTTGAAACCTATTACGACAAGAAGTATTCGCTATCTAAGATGACAGTAGAGGAGTACATTCGTGGTTCAGACTTTGAAGTTATAGGTGTAGGTGTTAAGGTAAATGATAATTCTACCGACTGGTATAGTGGTGAAGATGTTGGAAAATTCTTGAATAGTCTTGATTATTCCGACAAGGCTATACTATGTCATAACACATATTTTGATGGTGCTATTCTATCATGGAAGTATGGTATCAAGCCTAAATTCTGGTTTGATACCATGTCCATGTCCAAACCTAAACACCAAATGACTGAAGGTAGTTCACTGAAAGCATTAGTGGAACATTATAAGTTAGGTCGAAAGGGAACAGAATTAGAGAATACAATAGGTAAGCGTCGTAAGGACTTCAATCAAGATGAGATAAAGGACTTTGCTAGTTACTGTATTCTTGATGTAAATCTAACCTATAGTTTGTTCAATAAATTACGACAGGGATTTCCTGCTCATGAGTTAATGATTATTGACCAGACTTTACGCATGTATACAGAGCCAACAGTAGTACTTGACACTACTGTGTTAGAAAATCATCTAGCTGATGTCAAGCAAAGGAAAACAGATTTAATAAATAACCTATCAATGAAAGACAAACTTAGTGAAGCACAGATAAAGAAGGTGCTTATGAGCAATGAGATGTTTGCTAGTCTGCTCAAACTATTAGATGTCGAACCCCCTACCAAAACCAGTATAAGGACGGGCAAAGTGGCCTATGCCTTTGCTAAGACTGACAAAGCATTCATAAACTTGTTGGGACATGATAATCCTATAGTTAGGAATCTTCTGGCAGCCAGACTTGGTATCAAGTCTACCATAGAGGAAACTAGGACTGAACGGCTAATCAATACCTCTAAACGAGGTTATCTACCTATCATGCTTAATTATTATGGTGCTCATACTGGTAGGTTCTCTGGGGGGGATAAATTAAACTTACAGAATTTACCTCGTAATGGTGCTATCCGTAAAGCATTAACTGTGCCACTAGGGTATAAGATGATTGCTTGTGATTCATCACAAATTGAGGCAAGAATGACAGCATATATAGCAGGACAAGAGGACTTGCTTAATGCATTTAGAGAAGGACGAGATGTATATAGTGAATTTGCGTCTGATGTATACGGTCAGCCCTTAAAACAGATTGACAAAGTTAAACGATTTGTCGGTAAGACGTGTATACTAGGACTAGGATATAGCATGGGGCATGTCAAGTTTAAGGATACTTTGTCTCTAGGTATGGGGGGGGTGTCCGTTGATGTTGATGAATTTGAAGCACAACGAATAGTAAATTTATATAGACAGAAGAACCATAAGATTGTTGCATTCTGGAATAGATGTGGCACGGTTCTTACAGGTATATTAGCAGGTGGTAGTGGGCAGATTAACGATATTCTGTCTTATGACCATGAAGGTATATTGATGCCGAATGGTTTGCGTATTCATTACCCTACACTGAGGTCAGATACAAGTGGCTTCTCGTATATTGCTGACTCTCTAGTATATAAGAAGTATATGTCGGGTAAACATATTGCAGGTAATAACTGGACTCGCATATATGGGGGAAAAGTGGTAGAGAATATAGTCCAAGCACTTGCTAGAAATGTAGTTGCAGAGCAGATGATGTGCATAGGACAACGCTATCATGTGTCTTTTCAGGTTCATGATGAGGTAATTGTTATAGTAAAGAAAGAAGAAGCAGATGAGGCATTAGAATTTATGGTACAGGAGATGTCTAAACCCCCAAGTTGGGCTAAAGATTTACCAATAGCTTGCGAAGGAAAGATTGGTAGTAACTACGGAGAAACTAAATGAATTTAACACACTCATTCTCAGCTCTGAAGATGTATGAGAATTGCCCTAGAAGGTACATGCATCAGCGAATCAACAAAGAAGTTCATGATGAAGGAAGTGATGCAAGTAAATATGGTGAACGTATTCATGAAGCATTAGAGTTTAGAATCAGAGACAAGACACCATTGACCGACGAGACGAAAAAGTATGAGATGCTATGTACGGCACTTGAGCAGGAGTCAAAAGATGGGGAATTGCTTGCAGAACAGAAGATGACGCTGAACAAGAACCTAATGCCTACAGAGTGGCTTGCACCAGATGCATGGTTTAGGTCTGTACTTGATGTACTTATAATTCATGAGAATCAGAAGAAAGCATTCGTATTAGACTGGAAGACAGGCAAACGCCGACCAGATTTTACGCAGATGGAGATATTTGCATTACAAGTGTTTAAACATTATCCAAATGTGGATACAGTTACGTCAGCATTAGTGTGGTTACAGAGCAAGAAGATGGATACACAAGTTTACAAGCGTGAACAGTCTAATGTAATGTGGGCAAGGATAATGGCTCGAATCAGTAGAATTTATGAGTCATTGGAACATGACAATTGGCCACCTAAACCAAGTGGGTTATGTCGTTGGTGTCCTGCGAAACACATATGTGACTACGCACAACTTTAATTAACACAGTTGTAAATATAGGTATAATCTAAGGTAAAAGGAGAAAACATGGCGTTAACACCAGAAGGGAAAATTAAGCGGCGGTTAGATAGCATGCTCAAGAAACGAAAAGTATGGTATTTCAGTCCTCAGTCTGGGCCATTTGGTAAGGCGGGCATACCCGATAGACTAGCAGTAGTTGAGGGTAGATTGATTGGGATTGAAGTTAAGTCAGATAAGACTAGGAAGCCTACGCCTTTACAAGCTAAATGCATGGCTGATATAGAGAAAGCAGGTGGCAAATGCTTTCTAGTCTATGATGACGAAACAATAAGTATGGTAGAGGCTTATATTATTGATTATTTGGTCGTGCCATATTCTAAGGAGTTACAATGGTAGTTGTAGAACAAGCAAAGGCTATTGCATTAAAGTTAATCAACCCTAATCGTGTGCTTGATTGCATACCTACTGCAAGGAAAATGACATTTAATGGTAGTGAGTTAATCATAACACCCCATAAAATAGATGAAGTAAAAGTACTTCGTAATCTTGGTATAACAGTACCATCTCCTATACTATATTACTATGATTGGGTTGGTAAACTTATACCTTACAAGCATCAGCGTTTAACTTCAGCATTTTTAACTATGCATAGAAAAGCATTAGTTCTTAATGATATTGGTACTGGTAAGACACAATCAGCATTATGGGCAGCAGATTACTTAATGAACATAGGTGAGGTAAAGAAATGCCTTATTATAGCGCCACTATCTACACTTGAACGAGTATGGGGTGATAGCATTTTTACTGGATTCTTAAATAGGATGTCTGTAACACTATATGGCACTGCGGCAAGAAGAAAGAAGTTACTTAATACTAAATCTGACTTTTATATTGTTAACCATGATGGATTTGCTATCATTGCAGAAGATGCAATGAATAAGTTTGACCTTGTTATATTTGATGAAGCAGCAGTATTACGCAATCCATCTACTAATCGTTTTAAGATATTTCGTAAGTGGATAGAGGCTAACAAGGGGACAAGATTGTGGATGATGACAGGTACACCAACACCTAATGACCCAACTGATGCTTGGGCTTTGGCAAAGTTAGTCAACAGTCCATATTGTTCTAACACATATACTGCATTTCGTGACCAAGTAATGATGAAGATAGGTCAGTGGAAATGGATACCTAGACCAGAGTCAATGAACATTGTAAAAGATGTACTACAACCATCAATAAGATATATAAGAGATGAATGCTTTGACTTACCAGATACTATCATACAAACCAGAAAAGTACCACTAACTAAGATGCAGGAGAAGTACTATAAGGAAATGCTTAGGCGTTTTATTATTGAATTTAAGGAAGAGGAGGGTTCTATTACTGCTGTTAACGAGGCTGTCAAGTTACAAAAACTTGTACAGATAGCATGTGGTGTAGTCTACGATGATAATAAACAGAACATTGAGTTAGACTGTTCGCCTAGGATTAAAGTGGTAGAAGAAGTAATAGAAGAAGCAGGAGAGAAAGTTATAGTGTTTGTTCCGTTGACTGGAACATTACATATGCTAGAAAAGAAGTTAAGGAAACGTTGGTCAACTGCTGTTGTTAATGGTGCAGTAAGTGCTGCGAAACGTAACAAGATATTCAATGACTTCCAAAATAGTGATGAACCACATGTGCTGATAGCACATCCAGCCACGATGGCTCATGGTTTAACATTAACATCGGCGTCTACTATCATATGGTATGGGCCAATAACGAGTAATGAACAATATACTCAAGCGAATGGTCGCATTGAACGAATAGGTAAGAAGCATATATCAAATGTTGTACATATAGAGTCTATTGCTGTGGAGTCTAAGATGTACGATAGGTTACGCAATAAACAAAAGTTACAAGGATTGCTTCTTGATTTAATACAGCAAGAAACAGAGTGAGGTGACACTATGAGTCTAACAGTAGACCAAATAATTGAGACGTATATGAAATTACGTCACAAGAAAGAGTCCATTGAGAATGAGGCGAAAGCCCAAGTCAAGGATATTAAAGAAAACATGACTAAACTTGAGGCATGGATAAAGGAGAAAGCAGATGCTGATGGAGTAACATCCTTCAAAACCAATCATGGCACAGCATTTCTAACTACCAATGACTATGCTAGAGTTGCAGATTGGGACGCTATGCTAGAATTTATCCAAGAAAATGAAGCATATGACCTACTTGAGAAGCGTGTAAGTAAAGTAGCAGTTCGTGGATACATCGACATGAACAAGGCTGTTCCAGCAGGAGTTACATACGGTACAAGGATTGATGTCAATGTCCGTAAGCCTGCACCTAAAATAGATGTTTAATAATAAAAGGAGTAAAACAATGTCAAATATTGTTCCGAGTGATATACAAGTTCCTGCACATCTTGCAGGAAAAGTGGGTGTGCCGTCTGTATTAGCACAGTCATTAGTAGGTGGGCTACCATCAAGTGATGGTTTTCCACGGATTTCAATTAAAGGCAGTCGCTTCCGTATTGTAGACGGTGGCGCTGAAACTTTACTTGATTCAATTAAGTTAGATGTAATCATTGTGGGTGCTAATCCTAGGCTATCTAAGACATGGTATGAAAAACCATGGACTCCAGATGCAGAGCCGTCAGCACCAGATTGTTTTTCATTAGATGGCGTTCGTCCACATGTTGATAGCACTAAACCTCAGAATGACTTGTGTGCTTCATGCCCACAAAATGCTTGGGGTTCTAAGATAACACCACAAGGTCAGCAAGTTAAAGCATGTGCAGACCAAAAGCGATTAGCAGTAGTTGCTGCAGATGACCCAACTGGCTTAGTGTACTTGTTACAAGTAACACCAGGGGCATTGAAAGGGTTAAATAGTTATCAGAAGGAGTTATCTACTAGAGGTATTCCGCCAGAAATTGTTAAGACAACAATTTCCTTTGATACTGATGCATCGTATCCAAAACTAACATTTGGTTTTGGTGGTTTCATTGATGAGGTAGCACAAGAAGCAGTTGATAAGTTGTTTGGTATTGATGCAGTGCTAACTATTACAGGTGAAAAAGAAATAATTAAGGAGGCTGCTATCATAAGAGCTCCTGTTATTGAGGCACCTGTTATTGAGGCATCTGTTGAAAAGAAGGAAGCAAAGGGGTTTGGTAAAGTAGCATCTGCTGAAGAACCTAAACCTAAGGCAAAACCTAAAACCAAGAAGGTTGTTGAAGAGCCAGATGCAGCATCAGTTGCTGATGCCGCAACAAGTAGTTTGGCTGATGAGATTGCTGCACTTGTAGGAGATGTAGCAGATGACAAATAAAACCCCACTTGATTTCTCTAAAGTGGAGTCTCTTAGAAAGCATATGATGCTAACTATCACTGATTTATCATCAGTACTGGGTGTATCACGCATGACTTACCATAGTTGGAGAAAAGGCCAACCTATGCGTAAAGAAAATGACAAGAAAATGCGTGCTACTCTTAGGAAATTATTGGCAGTCATGCAAGATAAGGCATGGCCATCACCTGATATTATTGTGATGGAACCAGCGGACAGGAAAAAGAGACTTCTTGAGTATTTAGAGGAGTATCATTAACCAAACTGGGGGGGAGTTTATAGCGCTCTCCCCCCCATTTACAAGGAGGACATATGAATACGTTGGAGTTTCTACAACGAGTTCTACCGTCCAAGGGATTCTATGTTACTACAGTTATTAATAAAGATGGCAATAGGCAAGGATTTTTTGACAGTGTAGAAGAATTAGCGAAGGTCTGTATTAGGTCAGACCAGTCTAAAAACAACACCTACTATGCAATTTCAGCATTTAAAGAAAAAGGAAACAGAAAACAAGATAACGTAAGAGCAACTAAAGTAATTGCTTTAGATGTAGATTGCGGTGAATCAAAGCCATATCCATCTTGGAAAGAAGGTCTAACTGCCTTAGGTAAGTTTGTTAATGATATGAAACTGCCTAAACCTATGGTAGTATTTTCTGGTAATGGACTACATGTCTACTGGGTGCTAACTAAAGAACTAGACCCACATAAATGGAAAATGATTGCAGGTGCTATGAAGTTAGCATCAGTAGAGAAGGAATTTTATATTGACGCAGGGTTAACAACTAATAGTGCATTAGTATTAAGACCAGTTGGCACACATAATCCAAAGAATGGAAATAAGGTAAAGTTATTGTTAGATGCTGAGCCTGTTGCACCAAAAGTTCTTTCTGATACTTTATCAAATTACATACAGTCTCCAGGCGCTAAGCTTTCAAGACAACCACGTGGAAACTCATTGCTAGATAATTTAGCAGTCGATGCTGACTTCCCACCTGCTATTGGCTCAGTTGTAGCAAGTAAATGTAAACAGATAAATTGGGCTATTGAGAACCAAGGTGATGTACCAGAACCACTATGGTACGACTTAATCGGGGTTGCTGCATTCTGTGTAGACCCAGAAGAAACAGCAATAAAATGGAGTGAAGGGCACACTGACTATTCTGAATCAGTAACACGAAAGAAAGTAATACAGTGGAAAGCTAATGCTACTGGGCCAACTACTTGTGGTAAGTTCCATTCTGATAGACCTAATGGATGTAGAGGGTGTAAATATAAAGATAAGGTTGGTTCACCTGCAAGATTAGGTATTCAATATCAAGAGGTGGCAGTTCATGCGGAAGCCCCAGATAAGGTAGCAAACTCAGTACCTATGCCTAAACCATTCAAAAGAACTACACAGGGTATCAAGATGACTATTGATGATACTGATATTGACATATGCAAGTTTGACATATACCCTGTTGGTTATGGTCGTGATGACCATTTAGGTTATGAAGTAGTACGCTATCACTGGAAACGCCCTCATGTTGGGTGGAGTGAACTGGTATTACGGCAAGCATTTTTAACTGATGGGAGCAGAGAGTTCCCTACTGCAATAGCAGACCAAGGTATAGTATTATTTAATAAACGACAAACGGAGTACTTTCAACTTATGCTACGAACATATATGGAAGAATTAAGACAGATACGTACTATGACTAACCTTTACTCAACTATGGGTTGGAAGGAGAAAGATACGCATTTTGTTATAGGCGACACTGTTATTCATAAGGACGATAAAGATGTTGTTAAAGAGGAGAAGATTTCACTATCAACAGTATCTAATTCGTTAGGCACAGATATGTATGGTACAAAAGGCAGTGCTGAAGCATGGACTAAAATGACTAGAATGCTAGATAAAGTTAATATGCCAAGTCATATGTTTGCTTTAGGTGTTGGATTCTCTGCCCCATTGTACAACTTCACTGGACTGAAAGGACTAACTATATCCTTATATGGACCAACTGGTGGAGGTAAAACACTAGCACAATACTGGATACAGTCCATCTATGGTGACCCAGATAAGTTACACTTCGCATCAAAATTCACACAGAACACCTTATTCCATAGAATGGGACTATATGCCCATCTACCAATGACAGTAGATGAAGTAACCATGATGCAAGATAGAGACGTCGCTGACTTCTGTTACTGGGTAAGCCAAGGTAGAGATAAGGCTAGACTTAATCGTGCTGCAGTTGAGAAGGAAACTAAAACTTGGGCAATACCAGTTGTAGTATCGACGAATAAGTCATTGCAATCCAAGTTAATTGCATCTGGACTGGATACTGATGCTCAGATGGCACGCTTACTGGAAGTTACTGTACCATCACATGAGTTATTCACCAAGACCAGTGAAGCAGGACGGAATATCTATAATTTCATAACGAGCAATTACGGGCACATAGGTCACGCATATATAAGTAAGTTGATAGAAATTGGTAGTGATGGTATAAGAGCTATGATTGCAGAAGCAACTGACCAATTCTATAAAAGATATGATGCAAGGTTCAGTGGTGAGGAACGATTTTGGGAACAGGCTATTATTCTTTCAGACTTATCATCTAAACTTGCCAAAGATTGGGGTTTAATTGATTATGATTACACTAAAGGTACTGAATGGGTACTAGGGCAGATTGGTGCTATTCGCACTGTTGCTGCTGAAAGCAAGTTAGATTCATTTGACATCATTGCTGAATACCTTAACGACTTTGCTAACGTTGCAGTTACAATCATGCATACAGCAGGACAGAAACCAGTAGTTGACTTTGGCAGACTACCTCGTGGAGAGATACGTGTTAGATTCGATGTTCACCGTAACTCAATGGCAGAGGTGTTTAGCAGTGGTACATTAATGCTAGATAGAACACATTTTCGTAAGTGGTTATCCATGAAAGGCCATGACTATAAATCATTCTGCAATGAACTCATAGGTGAGAATGTTGATGCTACCCCTAGGTCTAAGAAATGTTTCTTAGGTAAGAATACACCAATTAAACTAGGGCAATCTTATGTCATTGGTATTAACCTTAACCATCCTAGATTACAAGGCATATTAGATGATGCTGATGTAGCAGCAGAAGATTTGACTTTCGGTCAAATGGCAATGGTTAAATGATAAAGCACATACTCACATTCGCTTACTTCGTGATGGCAGTAATATGTACAGGTTGTTTACTGTATGTAGTGATGTGGCTTAATGCCCTAAGAAAAGGGTGGTTAGTTTAAATCGTATAAGTCCATCAACCACTCCACATCTTTTCGCATATTCTTAGGTGAAGACTTAAGATAGCGTTTAGATGTTGGTCGTAAAGCCTCTCTTACAGCACGATTGGCATTTGCTCTAAAATTCTTTATGTAGAACTCAGTGCCACGAGTTTTCCTATTCCAATCCTGTACTTGTTTTGATATCTCGTTAGCCCGAGATTGATTCTTTGAAACTTTCGCTTTCACATAAGCGACTTGAAATTCTCTGCGTATCTCTGCTGTGTAATCACTTACCCTCTTGGAAATTCTGACTACTCTATTCTCTCGGGTAGCGACAGCAGGGTAGAACCCCGCGATTCTCCTCACGACATCAAACCCTGTCATATCTGTTGACACAACTTTACCCTGTGCATTTGTTATTGAACCATCCCTATTGTAGGCGTATCCATCGCTCATTGCCCTTAATGCAGCGATAGGTGACTCTCGGAGAATGTCATTTATTCTAGTGGTATCTGGCTTAAAGCCTAGTACCTCACCCCCATATCGCAATGTTGACTTACCCATGGTAGCTAATCCTGTGAACATTGCATATACTGGGCCAAACAAGTTCACTGCTTCACGCTGGAAGTTAGCACCTGCTCTAAATGCACCAGTTAAAGGAATTAGGTCACCATGTCCTAGTCTAGTGGATACAGTAGCACCCGAGAACCTATCAAGGATGCCGTTCATAATGAATGGTGAAAAACCTGGGGCTATATTATCAAGTATCTTATGTGCTTCCATCTCTATACTGCCCATTCTAATACCAAGCATTTGTGCGATAGTATCAATTAAGTCAAACAAGTCGTCAGCAAATGGGAACCCTTTCAATCCTGCTGCAAGGAACATCAACCCTAGATATGTCACTCTACCCTGCCATGGCATTGATGCAAGCAACTGGACTGAAGTAAGTACGAACTGCTTGTACATGAATGGATACTGGAATATATTACCACGGGCTATCTGAGGTCTGTTATACATATCGTAGTTGCCCTGTGTTTCATCTACAGCCTTGTTGGCTTCTTCTGCAGGTATATCTCTTAATTGATTTGTAGTGTAACCCCCTGCTGCTTCAAGTCTTGCACGATGTAGGCGATATGTGGCTAATGCAGTAGTTCGGCGATTGAGTTGTTCAGTATATGTGAACGGAGACATCCATACTTTTATAGCCCTAATAGTTTTTGCTTTCTCTATACCGCCTCTTGCTGAACCTGCTAGAGCGTTGAATTGCGCGGGGGAAAGAATCCCGAGCCTTGTCTCTTGTAGTAAGAATTCTGTTTCGTCAAGAGTAAGCCCATAGTTGTTTACCCAGTTAGCTTTTTTAGTCTTAGGCCAGTTCTTGACCATATCCGCAAGAAATTCTTCAGTCCCAAAATGACGATTTGCAAGATTTTTTCCCGCCATTGCTATTTCCGCAGTCGCTCTGCCTAAGCCGAAGCCCCCGCCTACTCCTCGAACTGAATTATGGAATGCTAGATAGGGAACAGTATGCATAGGAATGGATGTGAGGTTAACTAGCGCTGTTGCAATATTTCCACCTAGTTGACCTAGCACAGTAACCATCTTAAGTTGTGCACTTATCTTACCAGACAGCATATCTTCCGTACTGGTTACAACATCTGTAGACTGTTCGTACCACGCTACTATCTTGGTGGCTTCGTCACGGTAGCGTTCACCCCTTCCTCTTAGTTTAAGTTTATATTTCTTACCACCAACAGTTATATTCAATACCCCTTTTTCAAGCTTATGTCTTTTACCACTAATAGTTAGTTCGCCCACATCACTTATTGCTCTGGAATGACTATACATATAAGAGTATCTTTCAAACTTATAACGGACTACATTTTCTGTTGCTACTAATCTATCTATCTCACCCTGTGGTCTTCCTTTTTGTCTAGCTTCCTGTACATTATTGTGTGCTTCGTCCACTTCTTCTGCATATTCTCTAAGAACCGCATCGTCGCCATGCCAGAAATTATCGTCCTTCATTACACGAGTGATTTTGTGGCGATATGCAGCCTTTGCTGCAATGTGTGACTGTGTTTCAAGGTATGCTGATACATGTCTAAGTCCGTTTCTTTGCTCGAATCCGGGCGTTAGTGAACGGGGGAGAGAGCGTCGTGCTTTATTTTTAAAGCCAGTACTTTGAGTTATAAGTATCTTAGCCTGTGTAGGATTGAACCGTATTCCTGCTGCAGTTAAAGTTGATATTAAGTCAGTGTATCCAACTGGACCTGCACGAGGTGCTTCCTTTCTAGTCTCACTATACTCAGCGACAAGCCTTGCTTTATGCACTATACCATGTGCATCTTTCATATCTAAAGTTTGGTCTTTCATCCCTGAATTGAATGTCTCCATCATAGACTTAGCAGCTGCTATCTTATCTGTTTGCGTATATAGCAACATAGTTCTAGTATGAGAATTAACTTTAAGAGGTCTACCTAATGAGCCATCTTTCCTTATTCTATATGCCTTAACTATGACTTGGAATTCACCATCCCGTACTAATGGTACATACTTACCCAGTACAGTACGATATAGACCTATTTTCTGATTTTCTACTATTGATTCATTAAGCCATAAGTTCTGAAGGACATTCTGGATTTGGTATGTAGTATCTTCGCTTAAATTTCTTGTTCTTATTCGTGTTACATTGTCTAGTATGTACTTGTATTCTTTTTTACTCATGTACTCAAATTCTGGCAATGTACCACCTAATGCTTTTTCAAGATTTCCAAAAGCTCCTGCACCTTCTGTAGTATTCATTAGGGGGAGAATCGCTTTCTTCAAGAAACCTTCCGCTTTGTTTCGGGCCTCATCAAATGCTGCTATCATTTTCACATGCTCTTCATCAGTTTGAGGGAATACGAGATTCCAAGCACCTTCAGTATAAATACGTATATAGTCGCCAAGTACTTTATCAAGATAGGCACTATCTTCCTTAGTTAGAGATTCACCTCCTACACCTTTTACAGTCCGTCTGACTTCATTAATTTTTGCTATTCTTTCGTCAATCCCACCTTGAGCTTCACCTACTAATATATTAGCAGCTGAATAGGCAACAGCAGTCTGATGCTCTTCTACCAGTTTCCATATTGCCGAGTTTTCAGTAATGTTCTTGTCAAATATCCACTTAGTTTCAGGTGTTTTGCCAAAATTTTTGAGGTCTACCGCATCTATTTCAAGTTCTTTCTCACCTTTTGGTATAGTAATTTTTAATCCCGCACGGATGTCTGCTAAGGATACATGCTTAGCAGCAATAAGTTCCTTCATCACTTCATGGTCAATTACATAGCTATCAGATTTAGCGTCCAGTTTTACAGGCTCAATGCCGAGCTTTATAATCTCACGCATTGACTTCTCAACCTCTATACCTCTATACATTGCTACCACAGCTAATATCTGGAATGCCTTAGTCCTCTCTGCATCAGTGGTACTATCTAGGAATTTTGTAGGCAGCCTTTTTACTAAGTCATTCATAAAGAACTTAGAATCATTTCCTGTGTCTTGGAAAAACCGGTAGATGAATGTCATGCCAAAATTTTTATTTGCCTTATGGTTCAAGGTCTGGACTATCTCTATCGACTTGCTCATGAAAGCTGCCATACCACCAGCATCTTTCGCATATTCTTTGAATGCTTTACCAGTTGCTATACGGTTCCAGTATTCCTTATTGCCGAACCAGAACTCCATTGTATTGTTAAGCGCATTCCATCTATGCCATTCGCCTACGATGTTTGCATGGTCAGTGTTGTATGAGAACCTACCTCGTCCTGCAGAGTTCTCTGCGTTGCGTATGTTTCTGGCTATCTGCTGTGGGTTAGCAAAGCTTGACTGTCCTGTTCTAGCGTAGAGGCGAAGATGGTTTACCCAGTAGCGAGAAGTCTCATCTCCAAATGTAATGCCAGTAAGTTTAGTAAGTGCCTTCTTAATAGCAATCCATATTCTTTGAATGGTTGATATATCTGCTGATGCAGCCTTGTCAGCTAGAATCTCTTCAATAGCTTCAAGTTTTGGTATGCCAAGAAGTTCAACTTTACGGTCAGTCAACGCACGGATATGTGAGTCATTGTCATAAATATTTGTTAAAACCTCTGTAAGTTCTTTCTTACTTAGTATTGAGGTTAAACCATAGTGACCAACTACCTCATGCGCTAGAGTATGGTATAGCATCCTCTTGTGTGCAATGTAGTCTGAGAATATAATGATGTCATTGCCAAACGAGAAGCCCATTGATGGTGTATTCTCGAACTCTCCTGGTGCCCTTGAAGCCACAGCCTTATCAAACAGTTTTCTGTTAGCATCCTTCATGTCAGCAACATTCTTAAACACCTGGACTCTAGGGGGTATGCTCTTCAACTTACCTAGAAACGCTTTTGCTAGTAGCCTAATTTGTGGGACACCCATAGGGTCAGCTACTTTTTCAACTGCACGCTTATAATGTCCATCGTAGTTGTCGTCTATATTTTCTTCTTGTTTTTCTAGGACTACACCTGCAGTTTTAGCTTCTGCTACAATATCTTCAACAGCTTTACCAGCGTTAAGAGCCCTTTCTGCTTTACTATTTACTCCTAACTCAGCATTTTCTAAAGCTGTTTTCCCTGTACTAAGTACTGGGTTTGCTATTTTGAGATTTAGTTTATTTGTTCCAGCCTCCTCGATTTTTTCTTCTATCAACCTTTTTGTTTCTTCTGCCCTATCTAACTGGTTAATGATGGCATCATTATTGGCAACTGCGTCGTTATATCTAGTCTGTATTGTTTTCTCTGGAGTTTGCTTCTTAAGTTTCTGTTCACCTTTCTTTGCTGCTGCATCAGCTACTGCTTCTCTTTGAGTACTTCCTGCTTTGTCTAAAACTTCTTCTGCATTAGGAATAGTCTTTTCTCTGTACTTATCAAGTTTAGCCTTAAGTGCTTTACCCTTTTTGGTCTCCTGCTCTTTTTTACTCATGGCATACCATTCTTTACCCCAAGTATCTTGTTGTACTTTTAAAGCAGTTAGTTCTTTTTCAAGGGCAGCTATGTCTGCTGCAGTAACTCCTTCTGCTTCTATCGCCTTCCTTATAGCTTGTTTCTCCCCTGATGGCATGCCCGCCCAGAAGAAATTTTTAGCCTTTGAAGATGGTTTATACGATACCCCTGCACCACGCGGTGCATGTATTGTAGAGCTATTCAGTTTAAGTTTGCCGCCCTTGGTGAAGTAGTTTTTTAATGCAACCTCGTTATATATTGAGTTCTTTTGCTCATCAGTTAGAGCTGCAAAAGCTTTCTGCACTTTCGCCACATTTCCTTCCCCAGTAGTTTTTGCTACTGGAGCCTTACTTAGTTTCTCAAGTAAGCCTGTAACAATGTTTACAGGTTTCTGTTTCTCTAAATTTGCCGTTGCTTCGTTTAATGTCTTATCTATTTTGGCTTGTCTTTTCTCTTCTACAAGACTCTCAATATCTTGCTTTCCTGTCTCTGGATTATAAACACTGAAACTAGCTTTCCTATTCTGGATTAAATGCTTCATGAGAGTTACATTGCCTTGTCTCATTTCTTGTACAATATCCCCCGCAGTAGTAGTTCCTGACTTATCACTAATGAGTATATCTCCAGTGCTTGTATTTGCTTTTGCTAATATCTCACCCTCTAGTAGAGTCATTAGAACTGTATATCCAGTATCTGAGAACACCTTTTGATTAAGGCTGTCTTGATGTGCTTCTTTGAGAGCTTGGTATACTTTATCAATCAATCCACCTTCGTCCTTCTTCTTGGTACTAGCATCAAAAAGCCTCCCGATAAACTCTAGACCTTGGTCACTTCCATCTAATACCGCTTCTTTTGCAGCCATCCAGAACGGGTAGTTGTATACTATCCCTTCTTTAGTTTCACTTTTTACTGACTCTAACTCTGCAATAATTTCTTCCGCACTCTTTGTGCCTTTTATAAGCATTAACTGTGCACTGTCGTCTAAATCACCAAGCACTATCTCTAGCTTCCCTGCCCATTTTGCAAGTGGGATTACTTTCTTATCCCAGAATTTAACTGCTTTTGCTTTTGCTGCTTTTGCCGCTGCCACTGTCCCTTCAGTAACTTTCTTTACTACCTTTTTAGTCTTAGCCTCATGTGCCTCTACTTCTTCTTCACCAACCTCTTCTTC